CTGTACTACTTGTTTTTTTAACAATAATGCAACCTGGTTCTGAACCAAGGTTGTGTGCAATGTTTTGAGTTGAACCATTCCCCGTATAAGTTACAACATCGAAAAACTTTGGTTGCTCTCGGAATGTCCATGAGACAATGGCTTCGCCGCTACCGTTAATATTTCCATTACCACCAACGGTATACCCAGTGCTATTAAACGCCGTAATAGTATTTGCGTTTGTTACTTCAGCATCTGTTGTATTGGACAGCAAGTATTTTTGAACACCACGCACAGTGTCTTGAAGATAATGTCCTGTACCGCCACTAGGTCTATCTTTTTGCCATACCAGCCCACCCTTAGTAGACAAATCAATACCATTAGTTATTGTTAAAGATGCGCCTGTTCCTGTATATAAATACGTGTTGAACACTTCTTCAATGTAAATGGGGATAATGGCAGACGTGCCGTAGAAGTTCTGCACGCTGATCTGACCGCTACTTGGCACAGCACCGTAAGTGCCAGATGTTCCAGCGGCAACGTAAGTACCACCAGCGTAGTACTCATTCATGGCGATGGGATTAGAGCCACCAAACTCGGTTTGGATGTCGGAGAAGGTCAGGGGGCCTGATGCTGGTAGTGTCATTTTGCTTCCAATGCTTTTACTTTGGCTTGCAGTTCATTAATGGCTTCGATCAACAGGGGAACCAACTTATCGTACTGAACTGTTTTGTAGTTCTCGCCTGACTTGCTGTTGTTGTTTTCATCCAAGTCAAATGGTGCGGCTTTAACGATCTGTGGCAACACTGCTTCAACTTCTTGAGCAATCACACCAACTTGAACTTCATCGCTGTCGTAACCAAATGATTTGGCTGTGTCGTTGTTTGTGTAATACACACCAGACAACTTGCCCACTTTGTCCAAAGCATTTTCAATCTTGCCACTGACAGTTTTTAGTCGTGCGTCAGAGTAGTACGCAGTGATGTTGCCTGTTGCGTAAATTGCACCTGCTCCGGGGTCTGATGCTGTGCCCACGGAGAAACCACCTGCGGCTGAGATTTGAGCGCGTAGTGTTGCAGTAAAAGCTGACCCCGCAGTCAAGCTTGTGTTTGTATACCAAGAGTGAACCGCATTGCCTACTCTATACATCGATGCGGAAGTATTTGTTGCAAGCAAGCCGTTAGCGCCAGTTGGATCATCTACGATTATTGCGCCGCCAGTTTGCCACAACTGAAAAGAGTTAGCCGCGCCAATTGCACCAGTAGGCCTACTACTAGCATAAGTTCCAGCGTTGTTTAAATAAAACTGTAACCCTTGCGACCAAGTTGTTTTATCTTCAATTAACACATTACCTGCGGTTGAAGTTGGCGTAAATGAGGTTGAGCGAACATCTAACTTTGTAGACGGCGAACTTGTACCAATACCTACATTGCCAGTTGAACTATCAACTCTCAAATAAGTTGATGTACCTGCGCTATTGGTTACTGCAAGAAGCGGGTATCCAGCGGTAGATGAAGCGGCATCTTTAATGAACACGCAATAAGGAGTAGCCGCTGTAGTATTTTGGAAAGTTGCAACAAAATTTGCGCCACCTGCTTTTGTTACATCAAGAGGTGTAGCAGGCGAACTTGTACCAATACCCAACCCTGTTGAGTCGAGGCGCATCTGCTCCCCGCCGCTTATTAAAAATTTATGTGACGAGGTATCGTACCTTAATGGAGTGTAGGCATTTGTAGACCTGTTGTAACTCATTAATTTTGATTCGGTTCCCGAAGCAATTGTTACGTCAACTTCAACACCGTTAGCGCCAGCATTGCTAAGTGTCAACTTGTTGCCAGCGCCTGTTGAACCAACACTCAAATTCCCACTTGCATCCAGAGTCATCGCCTGAGTAAAGGAGATAGCGTTCCCTGCTGTGCCTGATGCGGCGATATCCCAAATGTGTTGACTGCTGTTTTGATAGTAACGAGACGCAAACCCGTTATTGACGTACTTGTTAGCAGTGCCATCGTTAAAACCATTTTGGACTAACCCGATGGTTGTAGTATCAGTTCCTGTAAATACTGAGCCACCCTGAGTTTGGAACGCTCTTCGCGTACTAACCCAAGCACTCGGAGTAACTCCCAAGCCTAGATTGCCTGTTGAGGTAAGACGCATATACTCTGTAAGAGTCCCACCATTGGGTTGCGTCTTAAATATCATTGCACCAGCATTATTGCCAGTCGTTCCATTTTCCTTTGCACCTTGAATAGTGGCGAAAGATGTGTATGCGCCTACATCATTAAGCCCTCTGAATGCAATACGACCGCCTACTCCAATTGCATTAGCCGTATCATCTTGAAGATAAACAGTTGAAACATTGTCGTCTGCAAATCCAGACGTGCGAAATGATGCTGATGCTGGCGTGCTTGCGGCGCTGACAACTTCCAATTTATAAGCGGGTGTACTTGTACCAATACCCACGTTACCACCTGACAAAATACGCATTCTTTCTGCGTTGTTTGTATAGATCAGTAGCGGGAAGTTTTCTCTAACAATGATGTTTGCGTCGGTTGCACCAATCTGAAGTTCCATTCCATCTAAATTAGTAGTTCCAGTGGTGCTGTTTGTTAATTTAAGCCGAGTATTGCTCGCATTGTAAATTTCAACGCCACCACCAGAAATAAATGTTGGGCTAGTAATACCAACACCCAAATTAGTTCCATTCCAAGTAAAATCAGAGCCAGTAGCCAATACACTAGAACTTGATGCGTACATCACGCCATTAGCAGTGAATGATGTTAGGTTTGTACCGCCGTTAGCCGTGCCCAATGTGCCAGCCAATGTGACTGCGCCTGTTGTGGCAGTTGAAGGTGTAAAGCCTGTTGTGCCAGCGGTGAAAGATGTAACGCCCGTATTGACTGTGCCCGCTACTTTTACATAGTCCGTGCCGTTGAAATACACAAAGGCTGTCTCGCCTACAGCGATGGACACACCAGTCTGACCGGATGCTTTAACTGTTACTGTGCTACCCGTAGCGGCGTTGACCACCACGTATGTGCGGCTTGATGATGGGGGTGTAAGAATCTTGGCGGTAGTTAGTGTTCCAGTTACTTTGATGATGGCAAACTGCGCTGATACAGTACCTGCACCTGTCAAAGAAGAAACAATGTTTGTTGCACTTGCATCACCGTTGGTCAGCGACAGGGTTACTGCGCCGTCATTGGTCAAAGTTACAGTGCCTGCAACAGCAATATCTACATACCTTGTAATGCCGTTATCAACCGTGTCTCCCCATGTACCAGAGAGTTCGCCCTGTACTGGAAGTGCCAGACCAAGAAGCGTTGAATATGCTGTAGCCATTTAGTGACCCCTAAGTAGAAATTATTGTCCAGCCCGCAGACTCGACGTTATCGATATTTTGCCAGTTTGCGTTCTCGCTGTCATCAATTAATGACCAGTAAAACACACCAAAACTTCCAAGCTCACCCATCGCCTGATTACCGGTGATGGCTTTTAACCTTGCGCCAACTGACATTGTGCCAACTGAACCCAATGCAGACAATCCAGTCAACGCAATTGATTTAACTGGAACATCATCACCAACCAAGCCCGAAGCCGCTACGCCTGTCAAGGCGACTGTAACACCAGCACCCGTAGTACCCACTGCACCAGAGGCTTCAACGCCATCAAGCACAAACTTGCGTGTAACAGTCCCAACCGCACCGGTAGCAGATACGCCAGTTAACGCAACTGAGACAGTGCCCACTGCCACAGAACCAACAGCACCACTTGCCGCGTTACCAGATAGAGCCAGAGCAATACCCGGAGTCTGTGTGCCAACCGCGCCTGTAGCCTGAACGCCCGTCAACGCTACCGATATAGTGCCAACTGAAACACTGCCGACAGAACCTGTACCCGATACCCCTGTTAAAGCAAGTGAGAGGCTAGGCCCAACCGTGCCAACTGCGCCAATACCCAGAACACCTGTCTCATCATCTGTAGTTGATACCGCAGTAGTACCAACAGCACCCGTAGCAGACACACCGCTTAATGCAACAGAAACCGTACCAACTGCAACTGACCCAACTGCACCAGAACCAGCTACACCCGTTATAGGTACTTCATAAACAAACTCAACACCAACCGTACCAACAGCACCAGAGGCTTGCACCCCTGTCAACGCAAAAGATCGCTCGGCTACAGTTGTAGTACCAACTGCACCAGAGGCAGAAACCCCCGTTAAGGCTACAGTAACACTAACACCCGCAGAGCCTACAGAGCCAGACGCGGAATTACCTGAGATGGCAGATTGCTGACCACCCCACGTGAAATCACCCCACGCCCCTGCGCCCCATGCAGTTGTCATGACCTGCCCTTAAATCAGGCTAGATCAGGTTGTTGCCAAACGGATCAGCGCAGTAGTTGTTGTGTTAGAAGGCATTGTCAGAGTGAACGTACCGGCAGTCACAGTCTGTGAACCGAAGGTATGAACGCTAACAGCCTTGTTAGAAGCAGATGAGTTGTAAATTAACACAGCGTCAAAAGCCGTAGTCAAAGTTACGTTTGTGTATGTAAAGCTTGCCGTAGGTGTCCAATAAGCCACGCCCGCCGTAGTAGACGAGTTTGTTGCCGTTGGAGAAGTACCATTGGTAATCGTTACACCACCAGCCGTGTAATTAGTGCCTGTAACTTCACCTGTAGTTGAGTAAGCCGTAGTGCTTGCGTTGTATGTAGCCGAAGCCAAAAACAAAGCCGCTTTAAACGTGTTACCTGTACCTGTGGTGAAGTTGTGCGTAGCCGTCATGAGTTCGCCCATGAAAGAGGTGCACATCGCTTGGGTATTTGCCATGATATTTCCTTTACTCGAAAGATGCTGTTGTGGCGGTAAGTCCCACCGATTTTTTTAATTGAACGTGCACCGAACGGTGGACAAGTTCGCCATCCAACCAATACTCCACCCACGTGGTGTACTCGTTATCATTATCGACGTCGCCTTCTCTTTTTTCAAGCAGGGAATCGTCCATCTCGCCTTTGGTTGTGTTTACAAGTGCCATAGGGTTCCTTAAGAAAGTCTGATAAGCGCGGATGTACTAGTATCCGTGGGCATTGTTACAGTGAATGTGCTTTTAGAAGTTTTATCATTACCAAAATCAAGAACGCAAATAGCTGGGGCCGTGCCTCCAACTTTATAGATTAACGCCCCACGAGCAGTAATTGCACCCGTCCATGCGGGAGATGAAAACGTTACATAGGCAATGCTGCCAGTTACGGTTGTTGAGTAATTTACTGTGGCAGTAACAGACTGTCCAGTAGCAACATAATTACCACCTGAGGTTTCACCCACTGAGGTATACGTTAACGTAGTCTCATCTAACGTGGCTGAATTGGTATACAGCGCAAGCTTAAAAGAATCTGTTGCAAAGTTAATTGCGCCCGTGGTCATGGCCACACGAAGCGTATTGCAAGAGTAGTTACCGGTAAAAGCCATTAGGTTACCTTCTGACGGTACTGGCCAGAACGATAAGCATCCTGACGCTCCATGCCATCGCCTAAACGTTTTGCAAGGCCAAGAGCTTCTTGATACTTTGTGTTGTACAGCGCCATCATGTCAGCCTCACCCTTCATGTAGGTATAAGCCTCAACCAATGAACCGTATAAAAGCACAGAATCAAAGTTGTCACCAAGCCACGTTGTACTAGCAGTCACAATTGATTGTGGGTAGTAGTAATAGTGCAACTCAACGTTGTAATTAGCATCTGGTTTAGGGCCAAGAATAAATGTTAATTCGGTTGTAATTGTGCTACCACTAACTGTTGGCCCAAATAAAGCGTAGTACTTTGGTAGACCTGTGTCACTAGGATTTGGATAAGCTTGGCGAATATAGTTAACGTCTTTGTTAAGTAAATATTCATAGTTACCAGAAGCATCAATAACAGCCAACGAATACGTAGCTAAGTAATCATCCGGTGCCGATAAATATGTACTAGTGGTAGATACCACACCTGTCATGTTTTTGCGAATAGATGGGAATTGAACTGTATTATAAATACGCTGCTCAGCTTGTTTAACAAAGACAGGAATCTCCGCCACGAAGTTTGTCTCCGTGTTCTCTGTATACGCCTGTATAGCAGTGCTGAGTTCGCTGTAATTCATGCCATCGGGCCTCTAGACATAATGCCTTTGATAGCACAACCTGCACCACGCATCTTAATGCCGGATGTTTTAGCTGGCTTCTCGCCACCATCTTTACTGCGATTACCAACACTAAGATCAAGTGTATCTAATTTGCTATGGTTTGGTTCTACACCAGGGTTAGTAGAAATAGCCATTGCCTTACCAGTCATGGTGTGGGGTGGCGCATAAACAGCACCATCACCAACTTCTTTGCCCATCATTTTTTTGCTAAATGTAGCCATGATTAACCCTTTTTCTGGTTGTTTGCGCGGGCCATATTGCGGCCAACAGCGCGCATAGCTTGACCTGTCACGCCAAGACTTTGTTTGCCGCTTTTTACAGTAGCCACTATAGGGCCGCTATTACCAAGGTTTTTACCTTTGGTTTTTCCCTTAGAAGTAATACCGTCTGCTGCTTTTTTGTATGCCATGTTCGACTCCTTATGTCGTTGTAACCGTAACTGTACCAAGTTCTATCGTTAAAACCAAGTTATTTGGTGTTAATACCGCATCAAAATTCCTAGACCCACCTACTGGATTCCATCCCCACTGAAACACTCGACTACCAGCTTCAGGGTAACCAAACTGATCCACACTTGTGCCATTGGTATCATCAATCTGAAGCCCGCTTTGACCAGATACTAAATAGCTGACATCTGGTCTTGGCTCACGTACCGCCTGAGGATCATTAACTGGGTACATACCCAATTGCAACTGCGGATGATCCGGATCCCAACATTCGTGGCAAACCTTAATTTTAAAAGGCTTGGTCTTAACCGTCTGAGTACGCAATTCCTTGAGCTTATAACGCCCTGAACAGCGATCACATTCCGCAATCGCAAATTTACCAGACGCAAACCGATTAGGCATAGAACAAATTCCTAGGCACAAATCTCAATGGTGATGTATCACGGTCTTCTGCCGCCGCCATGTCCCATTGCTGCTCATAATCGGTCTTTAAAGCCATAATTCTTTGTGGGTCTACATCAGGTAGCTTCATACTCAATTGAAGCGCTAGACCGGCCACCATGCAGGGAATAAAGCGAAAAGGAATATCTTGTACAGACGTACCTGTACCGGCATCTTGAATGCGGCGCATTCTGTAATAGACAAATGTATATTGATCGCCAGGCGCACTAGGTGTTGGCCAAATGTTAACAGCAGGTATATTCTGAATTGTTAACACTGCACCTGATGTATGACTTGCGGCAGTCGTATTGTTCTGCCCCCGAGCGCAATTAACCAGTTGATTACCAACAATGTTGGGGTAGCTAATTGTTTCGTTATCAATCTTAATAAAACCAGCCGTAGCCAAATTAGCCACTGAAGATACAGTAATGGTTGTAGCTGTGCTGGTAATATTTCCGTTCAACGTTATTGTTGACAAGTTTTCTTGCGCGGATTGGCGGTTAAACCAATACTGAATAGGACGACCTTGTGCCAACTTGTTAGGTAGGCTCATGTAGGTAGACTCAGAGATGCTACTGATATTGATATCGGTCTGGTTTGTTGTACTGTTGTTTTGACGGATAACGGTGTCTAACAGGTTGATTGTGTCCGCAGGCATGGGGTATATGGCCTGCCCTGTAACCAACGGAATCTGGCCTTGCTCAACAGTCCAGAAGTTTAAACCACGGTTCGCCCACTCAATTGTCAAAAGATTTAGTGACCTACGGGCGGTACGGAAGTTATAACCAGTACGAAGTTCTTGACCGCAACGCTCAAACGCCTCTTCAATAAGGTCATTGATATCCAAATTAAAAGCCGTGGTTCCGGTAGTCTTAGCCATTATCTAAACCCTGCTGTTTTCTTTGCAATTGATTTTGGTTGTGCTACAAATTGTTTGTTGGCTTTTTTGCCAACACGTTTCGCACGCGTTGTTGCAGCGTACTCAGCAGGGCTGAGACTTTTGATCGCAGCTTCTGGAAGGTATCTTTCACCTGTTTTACTAGACGGTTTTCCACTTTTGGTTCTCCATTTTTGGTCGCCCCAGTCTTTAAGAGACTTTTGCGGTTTTTTAATCACGGTAAGAGCCCCCAGCCGCCTTGTATTTCTTGGCAACAAGCTGAGCTTTTCTCGCACTCCAAAGACCTGCACCAGTGCCTTGAGTAGCTGCGGCCTTTACTTGAGCCACAATACGCTTACGTAAGCTGGGCTTTGTATAGTTACCCGCTGCATTTACCCCGCCGCCAGCCGCCATGTTTTTAGGTTTAACACCTTTTGCTTTCATAGCAATAGCAGTTGCAGCTTGCTGCGCTAAACCACCTTTAGCATACTGCGTAAAATCCGTGTCATCCCGACGAGCTTTCTTAGCCCCTTTAGGCATTTTAGAGGGGGAGATATCCCCCATTCCACGGCTTGCTCGCATGATTACACCATCTTTCCGCGAGTCTTGCCTTTAATGCAGCAGCCATCTGCACGTTTAGATGCAGATCCTACTGAGCCACCTTTTTTGTAGCCCATATCACTAATCTTTTTACGATCAGCGGCATCTTTAGCGTCTTGAATAGATTCTTGCATCGCGTCAAAGTTAGCTGGCTTTGGGATACCGCGAGACTCGCGTTTCATTTCAGCGCTAGCTTCACGTGCGGCTTTTCTAGATGGCATCATGTCCATCATTTCATTGAATTTTTCACGGAGTGCCATGGTATTTCCTTAGCAGGTTTTGCCGCCCATTTTCATTTTGACCATTGTGCCTTTAGTTTTGCCTTTTGTAGCAACGCCATTAGCAGATGAGCGGAATGAACCACCCTTAGCTAGCTTCAAAGATGTACCCTTGCCGCCTTTATGCTCTTGCATATCGTGTTGCTTGAAAGCTTTTTTAATCATGGCTTTGTCTTGCGACTTGTCCATTTTTGTGTCTTCTTTGGCATCGCTTTTAGCCATGCCGCCTTTTTTCATAAAACCCATTTTGTTACGTACGGCTGTAGGTAACTTGGCTACACCTGGGTTTTTTTTCATATCTACTGGTTTCATATCGCCACCTTTATTGAAAAGTGCCATTTTCCCATGTTGGGTTTTTGGCTTGTTAATACTCTGTACATCTGGACGTGTTGTGCCGCCAGAACCAAATTTTTTACCCTTATCCGCTTTGATGAATTCTTCACCAACACTAGATTTAATACCAACTTTTTTGGCAAACGCAGGGTTTTTAGCCACTGCCGCCATAAAATTGTGTTGCTTTTTAGAACTACTCGGCATCTTTTTTTCTCCGAATAATTTCAGAAAAGGGTTTACCTGCAATCATTTCAGCAATCCGCATCAATGTCCAGATTGCACCAATCAAACCAAAAATTGGGGTAAACATCTCTAAAAATGATCCGATGGTGGCAAACACTGAAACAATATCCAGCGTGCTTTTAACTGTGTCTGAGT